TATAAATAGTATAAAGCAGAAAAGGAAATGCATCCAACATTTCCTTTCCCTAAACACTATTAATTAAAAGAGGTAATTAATCATGTCTAATACTATATATCAATTGCTCGAAGACTACAAAGACTTTGACGCGTCTCAATACATTCCTTTAAATCCAATTCTTACTAACTATGTGTATGTGCATGAAGAAGATTTTCAACCATGTGGGCATAGTAAAGAATTGCACCCTTGGTGGGGTTTAAAACATACACCAGAAACAATTAAATTGATGAGTGAAATTAAAATGGGTTCAAAAAATCCATTTTACGGTAAGAAACATAATGGTAGAAGATTTAAGAAAAGTGGGTACAATATAGTTATTAATGGTACCACATATGAATCTCAAAAAGCAGCGGCAGATATTTTAAAACTTTCGGAATCAACGATTTGTAGAATGGTAAAGAGAGGCACTGCGCATAGATGCTAAGCTTCTTATAGATAAGAATTATGGAAAAAATTTCAATCTGGAAGTTAAATCATGCTACCATGGGTTTACAATGTGACCCTGGTATTGCAGCAGAAATAAATGAGTATTTCTCATTCTTTGTGCCTGGGTATAAATTTATGCCAGCATTTAAGAATAAGGTATGGGACGGTAAGATTCGTCTCTATAACACACGCACTGGTACACTACCTGGTGGGTTGTTTTATCATTTACTTAAATTCTGTGAGCAACGAGAGTATGAATTAGACCAACACGCGAGTGATTATGGTCCTCCAGAATCGGCAAATAAAGTTTTGCCAGAAGATATTATGGATTACGTCCGGAGTCTTAATTTACCATTTCCAATTAGAGATTATCAGTTTGATGCTGTGTGTAACGCGATTCATAAAAAGAAGGGAATATTGGTATCACCCACTGGCTCTGGTAAATCATTAATTATCTACACCTTGCTTCGTTGGTTCCTTGCCAATTCTGATAAAAGAGTCCTAGTTATTGTACCCACAACATCATTGGTTGAGCAGATGTATGGGGATTTTAATGACTATGCTACAAATGACTTGTTTGATTCCAAGAATGAAGTCCACAGAATCTACTCAGGTAGAGATAAGAATGCTGATGCAAGGGTTTATGTATCCACGTGGCAATCGATATATAAGTTCCCATTAGATTGGTTCTCACAATTCGGCGCAGTGTTTGGTGATGAGTGCCATGGGTTTAAATCCAAATCACTCACTACGATTATGGAAAAGTGTACCGAGGCAGAATATAGATTTGGCACCACTGGTACACTGGACGGTTCACTTACACATGAATTGGTCTTACAAGGTCTCTTCGGCCGTGTGTTTAAGGTAACCACAACCCGTGCGTTGCAGGATAACGATACACTTGCTAAGTTGGCAATCACTCGTCTCGTATTAAATTACAGCAACACTACGCGTGAGGCATGTAATGGGTTAACGTATCAGGATGAGATTGATTTTGTCGTCACCAATGAGAAAAGAAATACACTTATAAGAAACTTGGCCGTGGACCAAAAGGGTAACACACTCGTGTTATTTCAGTATGTAGAGAAACATGGCAAGGTTTTATATGATATAATAAGAGCTAAAGCACATGAAGATAGAAAAGTCTTCTTTGTCTCTGGTCAGACGGAAACGGCAGATAGGGAAGCGATCCGAAAGATTACGGAGAAACAAAGTGATGCAATTATTGTGGCATCCATGGGTACATTTTCTACTGGTATAAATATTAAGAACCTACACAATATTGTGTTTGCTTCACCCTCGAAGTCACAGATACGTGTACTACAAAGTATTGGCCGAGGTTTGAGAAAAAGTGATGATGGTAGGGTTACCAAACTCTTCGACATCACTGATGATTTATCTTATAAGTCTAGGAAGAATTTTTGTTTACTACATTCTTCAGAGAGACTTAAGATGTATCAAACCGAGGAATTTGATTATAAAACATATGAGATAAATATCGATGGAAGTTAAACAACTTAAACTTACTAATAACGATGAAATTATCTGTGATATAGTTTCATTGGATCAACATGGTGATCTCATTGTAGTAAATGCTTTTAGAATTTTAAATGTTGAGGATTCCACACGAGGTTTAAAGTACTACTATTTTAGACCTTTTATGGTATTCCAAGAAAATAATGAGCAGAGAATAAATAGTGCTCATATCATTGCTGACACATACCCATCGGATGAGATGCTTGAACATTATGCAGGGGCAATTAAAGATGCCTTGGATACTGCAGAAAATAGAGTAACGATTACTGAGGATGAGTTGGAAGCAATGGAAAGTGAAAACATTGAGATTGATAAGCTAATGGATCCAGAAGTGAAGAAACACTTTCATTAGTAAGGGTATACCACTGCCTCCGTACCATTGTATTAGGATTATATCATACTTTCGGTATGCTGTAAACCACTAGATGCTTTAATTAAACTAGTCATTTGGTATGTACTTTTATTATGAAACGTGTTATAATAGACACTATGAAAGGAGTGAACTATGTCCAAAAAGGAAAATGTTCATTATGTAAATAATGCTCAATTCTCACAATCCGTGGTTGATTATGTAACCTTGGTAAGAGAAGCAGAGAAAGATAACAGTCCAATTCCGGTTGTTCCCAATTATATAGCAGAATGCTTTTTACGCATCTCTGAGGGTCTGTCCCACAAGTCAAACTTTATTCGTTACACCTATCGTGAAGAGATGGTAATGGATGGGGTTGAAAACTGCCTTAAGGCCATTCTGAATTACAATTTGGAATTTGCAACGCGTACGGGTAGACCCAATGCATTTGCATACTTCACACAGATTGTATGGTACGCGTTCCTTCGCCGTATTGCAAAAGAGAAGAAGCAACAGGATATTAAAATGTCTTACCTCTCCAAGGTGAGTGTTGAAGATCTTATGGGTGCAGGCGAAGGTGAGGATTTTGTCCAAACAGAGCACATAGTTGAAGCCATCCGCCAACGTATCGGCCGTATTAGGGAAACCGATAACCAGATTAAGATATACGCTAAAGAAGAAAAGAAGAAGCGTAAGAGTAAAAACCAAGATTCTGACTTGAGTGACTTTTTAGAATGAAAATTGCCTTTCTGAATGATACCCATTGTGGTATTCGTAATTCGTCCGATATTTTTCTAAAGAACCATGAGGACTTTTATGGTAAAGTTTTCTTTCCATATCTTTTAGAAAATAATATTACTCAGATTATCCATTTGGGTGATTACTACGACCATCGTAAGTTTATTAACTTTAAAGCGATGCATCACAATCGTAGGCACTTCCTCGAACCCCTGCGTAAATATGGCATTAAAATGGATATCATCCCCGGTAACCATGATACGTATTATAAGAATACAAACAATCTAAATTCATTGAAAGAACTCTTTGGCCACTTTATGAATGAGATTCATATCGTCATGGAACCAAAGGTTATGGAGTATGATAAACTAAAGATTGGATTGATGCCTTGGATCTGTGCAGATAACTATGAGAAATCCATGGACTTTATCCGTAACTGTGAAGCAGACATTCTTGGTGCTCACTTAGAGTTAAATGGATTTGATCTAATGCGTGGTGTCAAGGCAACCGAGGGTATGGATCCTTCTTTATTCAAACGCTTTGAGATGGTCTTATCAGGTCATTACCATACGAAGTCACAGAAGGGTAATATCCATTATTTTGGTTCACAGATGGAATATTTCTGGTCCGATGCTGGTGACCCAAAATACTTCCATATTTTAGATACAGATACACGTGAGCTAACGGCAGTAAACAATCCGAACACTTTATTTGAAAAAGTTGTTTACGATGACAGCAAAATGGATTATAATACATATGACGTGTCAAAATTTGATAATAAGTTCGTTAAGCTTATTGTCACCAATAAATCGGATGCATTTATTTTTGACAGGTTTGTGGATAGAATCCAGCAACGTGAAATCTATGAATTAAAAATTGCCGAAACCTTTAATGAGTTTATAGGTGAAAACGTTGATGATGAGAATATCTCTTTTGAGGATACGGGTGAGTTGCTGAACACATATGTTGACGCGGTCGATACGGAATTGGACAAGGGCCGTATTAAGATACAGATGAGCGAACTTATGGTTGAAGCACAAACATTAGAAGTTGCATGATTAGATTTACTAAAATTCGGTATAAAAATTTCCTTTCAACGGGTAATGCTTTTACAGAGATTGATTTTACTCGCAATAAATCCACTCTGGTTGTTGGGCAGAATGGCGCTGGCAAATCAACGATGCTTGATGCTATCTCCTTCGGTCTCTTTGGTAAACCACATCGGAACATTAATAAACCACAACTGGTTAATTCAGTAAATGGTAAGAATTGTGTCGTTGAGGTTGAGTTCACCATAGGCAATAATAACTTTAAAATCATTAGAGGTATCTCTCCTGGTGTGTTTGAGGTTTGGAAGAATGACCAAATGCTCAATCAGTCATCACACTCTAAAGAATATCAGAAGATCCTAGAACAAAACATCCTTAAACTGAACCATAAATCGTTCCATCAAGTTGTGGTTCTAGGATCTTCGTCTTTTATTCCCTTTATGCAACTACAGTCAGGTCACCGGCGTGAAGTGATTGAGGACTTGCTTGACATTAATATCTTTTCTAAAATGAATACGTTACTGCGCGAGCAGACAAATACATTAAAGGAGAGTATTCGCCAAGTATCCTATGAGGTTGATATCTCTAAGACTCGGATTGAATCACATGAGAAATATATTAAAGATGTCCAGGTATTAACTGAAGCTAATATTGAGACAAAGAAAAAGAAAATCAGCGCAAGCCAAGATGCCATCAATGAGTTATTGAAAACCAATACAACTATTACTGATGACATTGAAAAAGAGCAAGCGCCTATTGAGCAAGAAATCTCTAAGCTTACTACAAAGCAACAGACAATTATCCAGTATCAAGCACAGTTCAAGCAACGGATGACCAGTGTGGCCAAGGATGCAAAGTTTTATGAAGAACATGAAAACTGCCCAACCTGTTCACAGGATATTACTGAAGAGTTAAGAACGGTAAAACTTAATTCGGCAAAATCTACTGCAAAAGAACTTAAAATTGCAATGGATAAAGCCAAGGAAGAAAGTACTTTACTTGAGTCTTCTCTCTCCACTGCCAATGAAACACTTACCAAGGTGCGTGAATGGCAAAGAGATTTATTGTCCAATACAAAAGAGATCACAAGACTGCAGGGTGAAATTAGAGAACTTGAATCTGAAATTGCAAGTACTGCTGTTGAGGATCTACACAATGCTCGAAATGAACTAAAAGAACACATTGAGCAAAAACAAGGTCTGATGGAACGTAAGCTTGACTTGAATGACCAACTAGCCTATAATGGTGTTATTAGTGAAATGCTGAAGGATACTGGCATTAAGACTAAAATCATCAAGCAGTATTTGCCATCAATCAACAAGTTGGTAAATCAATACTTACAGATTCTGGACTTCTTCGTACACTTTGATTTGGATGAGTCATTCCAAGAAACTATTCGTTCACGTCACCGTGATGAGTTTACCTATGAATCATTCTCTGAGGGTGAGAAACAACGTATTGACCTTTCACTACTATTCACTTGGCGCCAGGTTGCTAAGATGAAGAACTCTATTGCAACTAACTTACTTATTCTAGATGAAACATTTGACTCGAGTCTTGACGCTGACGGCGTTGAAAATTTACTTAAAATTCTATATACTCTCCCTGACGATTCGAATATTTTTGTCATCTCTCACAAGGGGGAGATTCTAGATGGTAAGTTTGAAAACAAGATTGAATTTTATAAAGATAAGAACTTCAGTAAAATAAAG